ACTATGAGCGTAAAGGTCGTAAGAATGCAAAACGGAGAGGACGTAGTAGCTGACGTAAAGGAGATCCGTCCTGAGTCAGGTAAGTCTGCCATTGCATATGAGTTTATCGATGCCTTTACCGTACAGATCCTTAGATCATCTGAGGACATGTTTAATGAAACCATCGAGACACCAATGGATGAGTTGGGTGAAATTAATTTAGAATTTTTTCCTTGGTCACCATTGGCAACAGGCCGAAATATTGTTACACTATATTCAGTGGTTGCAATTTCTGATCCACATTCTAATGTGATTGAAGGGTGGCAACAGGCAATAGCAAAATACAAATCGATTAAAAAAGACGATGCTAAAGTTGATTATACTCAAACACCACCCCCAAACTTATCTGATTGGGAAAATCACGGAGATGGAGGAGGAACCGAATCTACTGATTGAGAATTGTTTCTACGTTACACCTGAGTGTCAGCTTGAGGAGTATCCATTACACAGCAGTCAACGTGACATCTTCTTGACAAGTGACGATGTTCTGACTATAATGGATCCATCCTTAGTGGTGACCAAATTGTACGAAGAAGCAATCAGTGAGTGATTTCTATACCAACCTTTGTTTAATAGGTGATGACATTCTATACCGAGGGTATGAGAATGGTGAACCTGTGCAGTATAGGGAGAAGTCAAAGCCAGTAATGTATCTGGTGCCTGATGCTCAGAAGAGACCCTCCAAGTATAAGACCTTGGATGGTAGGAAAGCATACCCTAAGCAATTCGACGGTGCTAGAGAGGCACGTGACTTCCTCAGACAGTATGAGAATGCTGCTGGTTTAGAAGTGCATGGGTATGAGAGATTTCTTTATCAACACATCGCTCAGAAGTTTACTTCTGAAGTAGATTATGACATGACCAAGATGAAAATCTATACGATTGACATTGAGGTCGCATGTGAAAATGGATTCCCTGATGTAGAAGCATCTGCTGAGGAGATGCTATGCATTACTATAAAGGATTTCAATACAAAGAAGATCATCACGTGGGGTACACGTGAGTATCAATCGAAGCATGAGTATCGTGTCTTCTGGACTGAAGCAGAGATGCTTGAGGACTTTGTTAACTGGTGGGTGCAGAATACTCCTGATATTATTACAGGATGGAACTGTAACCTATATGACATACCTTATATCTGTCGTAGAGTAGAGAGGGTACTGGGTGAGAAATGGAAGAAGTCTTTATCTCCTTGGAAGAGAGTATATGACAGGGAGATTATTATTCAAGGACGTAAGAATATTGCTTATGATCTCACTGGTGTTAACATCCTTGACTATCTTGACCTCTATAAGAAGTTTACTTATACCAACCAAGAATCATATAGACTAGACCATATAGCTATGGTAGAGTTGGATGATGCTAAGTTAGATCACTCTCAGTATGAAAACTTTAAAGACTTCTATACTAATAACTGGGATCGTTTCGTAGAATACAACATACATGACGTTGATCTTGTTGACCGTCTGGAAGACAAGATGAAACTGGTAGAGTTGTGTGTCGCTATGGCATACGATGCTAAGGTTAATTTTACAGATGTATATTCACAGGTTAGAGTCTGGGATACATTGATCTATAATGATCTTAGTAAGAGAAACATTGTTGTACCACCAAAAAGTAAAACTAAGAAAGATGACAAATACGCAGGAGCATACGTCAAAGAGCCAGTCCCTGGCATCTATGATTGGGTGGTCAGTTTTGACCTTAACAGTCTGTACCCTCACCTTATCATGCAGTACAACATCTCCCCA